CGGATGCTGACATTATCGAGTGACCTCAGCTTGAATTTGGAATGTTCCTTGTAGCAAGCGGTAGACAGTACCCCCTGAATTTAGCTCTAGGTCATAAACATAATTGCCTGGGGTTGCGGAACCCATCGTTGCGGCAGGAATTGTTATATCAATCGTGCCAGCTGTTCCGCCAAGTGTGATGCCCGAACCGTTTGCCAGACTAAGAACAGCCGAAGAAGCGTTGGCGCTTGTTCTGACTTGCATAGCAGCGGTGTAATTAGTCAGGTTGGTTGGAGTTCCACCAGTGCTCCAAGTTAGATTCAAATCGTAAGTTGCACCTTGATAAGCGGTGATGTTGTATTTACCTGGTTTTATCATTAGATTGTCTGCCTCATCCAACTAATTACGTGACCTGTTTTATCGCTTACTGCGAATAGCTGCTCTAATGGCTCTAGCTCAAACTGATAGCTCTGTTCTTTTAGAAGCAGCAATCCATTTGTAATTGTTACAGCCGAACCTCCGAGATAAATATTTGTGGAGTTATCGTTGTTATGAATAGTGATACGAGCAGGGTTGTTGTGAATACCATCGATTGGAGTTGCAACAGTCCCTATACTTGTCCATCCATTTGTAATCATTACTGACCCTCAGTTTGTAGCTGTACTGAATCCTTGCCAGTGTGTTGAATGTCTGGAAGCTCAAGCTTGGCCATTGTGTCAGCTGGGTCGAATCCAACCTGAATAAGTCTTTGTGCCATCTCGACCTTTTCGCTCATTGCGGAGAGGTCTGCGGCATCCACATTGACATTCGCCAATGGAACACGAACTGTTTCGGCCGATGGGTCGTCAATCGGCTCTAAGTCTTCAAAGCGGCGGACATCGTTGATTTTGTAGTAACCAGACTGCAAACCACGAGCATAAGCCTCAGTACGGGCATTGATATCTGCTCTTAGTAGGCCATCGAGGCTGAACTTGACAAAAGCTGCTTCTTTTCCTGTTTCCTGCGATAGTAAGGCGGTAAAGGCGCTCTCAAGCTTCTGAGCGATTGGACGAAGCGTGTGAGTAACGAAAGCAATGTTGTTCTGCTCTACTGAGGAGTAGGTGTTAGTTCCTGGTAGCCCAAGTAGGTGCGGTGGAATGTTGAAAGCACGAGCAACATCCTCGACTGCCATTCTGCGGCTGTCTAGGAACTGAGCTTGGTCGTTTGGAACATTGGTTGGCTTGTAAGTAGCTCCACCAGTCATAATCGCTGTCTTGTGCGCTCTGCCCCATCCACGGTGACGAGAATCGAACGCTTCTTGCATTGCCTTAGCTTGCTCAGCAGTTAGTGCGACTCCTGGTGGCATTTCGATTACACCTGAGGTCTGAGTTCCCGAACCGAAGAACTTAGCTGCATACTTCTCTAGCGCAAGAGCTAGACCGAAGTTTTCTTTCAGTGCTTCTACTCTGCTTGTTCCTCGAATGTGCCCAGGCTGAACAACATCTGGAATAAAAATTACTTCTTCTGAGGTAAGGGCCTTCTTCTCGCCTCTTACATTGAAAATCACTCGGCCAACACCATTGCGCTTGACTTCAACGTCAATAGGGTTCAAGACATTCATATTGACAACTTCACCACGTCCGTTTCGGTATACCCGAATAAAGACGTTGCCGTCAATCAGCAGCGAAACAATGGCTGCACCATAAAAAGCTTCTTTGGTTGTATCTACATCTGGTTTAGTTACCCAGGCTGGTCTTGGACGGAGTGCGTAGCGAGCGCCCTGCGAACGAATGTAAGCATCAATCGGCAAAGTGGCGATTGTGTCCGAGATGAGCGATACAGCGGAATAAACAGCATTGAGCTGTAGCACGGTGTCGTTTGTGATGACAGTTCCCGATAGTGACTGCACATCTGCGAAATCGCCCGAGCCCCAGATGGTCTGGAAGGAGATTGCTCGCTTCTCGAACAAATTATTTAGCATTACCTACGCTCCAAAGCTAATCCGAAGACCAATGTTCCTGCACCAGCTAGAATGATTCCTAGTGGTGGAAAAATTAGTCCAGCACCGAGTGCAATGAGTGCCGCACCAGCCACTTGTAAAATTGTTGCCAACATAACCGCCTATACAAATATTTGAGGCACTACCTCTTCCATTCTACCCACGGTAGCCCGTTCGTAGGCTATCACCGCTGCTACCGCTGCGTCAATCCTCCGATTGCTGTTTCTGTTTTCTTTTACGATGCGAGGGCCGATGTTGTCAATCTTTAGAACACAGTTGTCAAGGTGTCTGGCAAGCAATGGGTCGCCCGAGTGGGTCATCTTGGCTTCCATCACGCCATCGAAGAATCGAGCCGTGGCTTTGACCATACGGGCTGGCGAAGTGGATGGAAACTCCACAATCGGCAAGCCTCGCTCTTCTTGCAGGTAGGCCATAGTTCTTTGCCAGCGATAAGGGTCACAGGCAATCTCTCGAACCTTCGGGTATTGCTGACAGAAGCTAATAATCTCGTTTTCAACATCGGTAATGTTTACTCGCCAAGAATTGTCGTCATCTGGGCCTTTTTCCCAGGCTTTGATAAGAAACAGGTGTGGAAGCTCGTCTTCTTCCTTTGGAATAGTGCAACCGACCAGAACTGTCGTGTCACCCGAGAATGAGCCGTCAAAACCGATGATTAGCTCGTCATCTGGGGTTATTTCTTTCTCTGCTGACAAGGTATCCCAAGAACCAGTCGGCAACCAAGTCAAATTGCTTGATACCCACTGATTACAACGCTTAGTACGGAATTCTGCCTCTGGAGTGCGGAGTACGGTGCTCTTGAAGTCATCGACTGAGTTCAAGTCGCCATAGCCTGGGTTAGCGGCTATCCAAGTCTCCTCGAGTTTGTGGTCTGCTTCTGCGGCAGCTTCGTACCAAGCCATAAAGAATGACGGGTCTTCTACTTCGCCTCGTGCGACTCTCTGCCCATACTGATAGAGCGAATAGGCGATGGAGTCCTTGCCAGTGTTGTCTGACTTCTGACCAGCGGTTGTGATACAGAACATCGTGGCTAGATTGCCACGAGCACCTTGAGCAAGCTGCATAACATCGAACAGCGTTCGGTCTGGCTGAGCGTGGAGCTCATCGAAGATAACCATCGTTGGAGATAGTCCTTCTTTTGTAAATGCCTCTGCTGACAAAACACGATAGACCGAGCCTGTGGATGGAATCTCAATCGCATCTCGATAAATCTTCGCCATCTCTTCTAGCTCTGGCTCATTGGTCAGCATCTTCTTCGCTTCACCGAACACAATGCGAGCCTGGTCCTTATCGGCTGCACAAGAGTAGACCTCACCACCCTTAGGGCCTGTGAGCAGTGACCAGAGCGCAACGCCCGAGGCGAGCGCCGACTTGCCGTTTTTTCTCGGCTGACCAACAAGTATCGTCTTGTGCCTGAAGCCCTCGTCTTCTGCGGCAAAGGCGTGAAGCAATAGCTCCTCTTGCCAATCCCTGAGGCGCATCGGCTCACCAGCCTTGCCACCGACAGAATCCTTAGTCACAATCGCAAAGGCGTTTATGAAGTCAATGGCCTTCTTGCCGTGAGAGTTAGCTAGAGCCTCATCGGGGATAGGCGTAAGCCATCTAGGAGGCCAGCTCTTCATTCTTAGACCATCTATCTTGTAGCTCTTCGAGTTTCGACCTTCGTTTTACCTCGGCATAGCCCAATTTGGTCCTGTCCGCTGGGGTCAATCCCAGTCGGCCCATATTGTTGCTAATCATCACCTCTAGGTCGTGCAGCTGGCGCATCAGTCGCCAGTTGTCAGGGTCAGATTGGATTCGTTGCATAAGCCAGATTCTTCGGTCCTGCTGTTCGCAGACCATTTGCAAAAACTCAGTGTCGGTTCGGTTGCTAATCCATAAACCAGCTTTTTTGTAAATCGCATCCCATAGCGCAAGGCCAGCGTCACCTAGTGGACGCAATGGTTCGACATATCCGCCATCTAGGGCGATTGTGGCGGTTTCTGGGGGCAAAGGCCTTTGGCCTGGGTTGCCCAACAGGCGCTTCTGTTCAAGTGGCTTTGCAGGTCTTCCCATAGTTTGAGGCTACCAGAAAATGGTTTATTTTGCAGGAATATGCGAAACAG